CGGTGATCTGTCCGTCAGTGCATCGCTACAAGCTGCCTGGCTAACTAAATACATGAAGTACGCGTTGGCCAGGCGCATCTTCAGACTCAAACGGGGAATGTGCACACGTTTCATTAAAAGCCCAACCTTTGGCGATCTGAAGACGGCCTTTGAACGGATGAGGACAGTCGACAAGAGAGGTGCGGGGGAATTTGTCTATTTCTCGGACGACTCCACGCTTGTCATTGCACATGATGGAAAGATCCATCGGTTCAATCTCGACATCGCCAAGTGCGACGGATCACACACCGGTGCAATCTTCCAGGCGCTCATCGCCATCACCCCGTTGTACGCACGAGAAGCCATGACACGCATTGTGGATCAGTGCAAACTTGGGATTAAAGTCAAATCGTCCTGTGGAACGCAAAAACTACGACTCAAGCCCATTGAAGCGACACTGTACTCCGGATGGGGAGGCACCACTATTATCAACAACCTCGCCTGCCTTATGATAGCGACTGGCATCGAAGACGAGCTGCACAAGTTGCCACTCGCAGCCAGCAACACTGAGATTGACGCCGCTATTATTAGTGGGGCGGCAGCAGCAGGCTACGAAATGAGTGTTGAACGGTGCCAACGTCACGAGGACATTCAATTCTTGAAACACTCGCCTGTCCAGGATTTACACGGGGAGTACGTGCCTGTACTCAACCCTGGAGTATTGCTGAGAACTATTGGCACATCCAAGATCTCACTGCACGGGAAGACAGATGAGGAAACAACTCAAAATGCAACCGCTTACACAGGAGCACTCTTACACGGTATGTACCCACGAGTACGCAATCCGTGGATCGACGCAATGAAGAACGCGTACGACACACGCGCCAGCAACACAAAGATGCAGGCCAGAGTGGAAAAGAGTGTGACGGACTTAGCAAATTACAAAGTGTGTGAAGGTGAGGAAATGGTCACGGTCAGTGATGAATTGCTGTTCCTAAGATACGACCTTGCACCGCACGAGATACTAAGTCTGTACGACCTTACACGGGGAGTGGGTTTCCACCACCACTCGAGCGCACTCGCCAAGATCATCGCAAAAGATTACGGACTGGGAATGATTGACGAATTATTTCCCGGATCCACGAAACGGGGGTGAAAACCCTCAGCGATGGCCGAAGTGACACGACGCTCACCCACAACCCACACTAATGACTAAAAG